CCGTGGGTGATGACCACGAACCCGCCGTTCTTCTTTTCTTTCAGTACACCGTTCGTGCCGGGGTCGCCGTAATAACCCCAAGAGTGTTGCTTGCCGTGACCCTGACCGTATTCACCACGTTTCATGCCGAGTTCTTCTGCTTCCGGGTGATTGTCCGGGTAGGTCACGCCTGTACCGAACTCGATAAACAAGGTAGCCCCGCCTGTCGCCACCACCGCTCGAACATTGTTCCCACGGGGTTCCACCGTCACAGAAACATCATTCGTGCCGTCATAAACGGCCTGCAAGAACTTGGCGGAAGCAACCTCCATACCCTCTTGTGCTACCCGGTCGAGGAATACCGTAGTGCGCTCTTGTAGCCAATTTCTCCAGCCCTCGACCGCCCGCAACAGGCGGTCGATCTCTCTGCCAGAGAGCGTGATCGAAACCTTTTTCACGATACCGTCACCTTACTGACCGCATAGGAAATGGAATTAAGAGACTTAGCGACCCGGCGAACCATGTAATCGTAGAGCGGTTTCCCGTCCTCGTCATACTGAGGCTTCTTGTCGATGAACAGCACGGTATTCTCGTCAATGGGGCAGTTCAGGTCATCGGTAACGATCACCTTGTCGTACCCAGCGAAATTACCGAACTGCTCCACCTGAGCGGAGCCGGTCGCCGCCGAGATATTAGCGCTCATCGCCACAGCAGGCTTGTAGAACACGATTTCCTCACCAGTCTCGTTACCATACTCATCCTTGGCAGAAACCTTACGGTCGTACAGCAGATACCAAAAGGGCGATTTGTTGCGGTTCAGCGTCTTCATGCTCAACCTCCCATTACGGAAGCAAAGGGAACGATGTCCCTCAGCAGCGTAGGCGGCACATCCCCGTCTTCGTAGGAACGGGAGATGCCATTCTCGCTGTGAGCGGTCTGACCTTCGGCACCCCGTTTGTTCAGCAGATACACAGCAATCTCCACCTGTACAAAACCGTACCGGTAGGGGACAAGCCGCGCATCCGGATCATACGGATATGCCTTGCGGCATACCTTGTCACCAGCAATCGAGAGATAGGTGGAAAGAATGCCCTCGTCTGTCTCGCCAGTCATGGCTTTCACCATTTTCAACTTCTCAGCGTCCGTCACACTTTCCACCTCCCGTCACACTACCGGTTCCTCAGTTTTCTTACGAGACTTCTTGATAACCGGAATAGGATTGCTCTCAGACAGATTGAACTTGGTGATGATTTCCTCACGAGTGAGGGCTACGGGGTTGTCGAGGGTATCAACAACCACCGTACCCATCACAACAGAGGTACTTTCCAGTTCACGCTGAGTAATCACCTTGTCCTTTGCGGTAAAGCCTACATTACGGAAGTGATTTCCCTCCCTCACATACACTTTCCCGTCAGAAACATAGAACATGGTGAACCTCCTTAGCCGTTGGTAATGATCTTCGCCAGCGCAATCGTCTTGGGGTCAGCCACGATAGACCAGTTGTCGGAAGCCGCAAGCTGAGCATCCGTGGGAGAAGCGGTGTAGCCGGAAGTGGGCTTGGTAAAGCTGAAACCGTTGGGGTGCATGGTTTCGCGGATACGAGTCACCAGAGCGTCATAGCCACCGCCCTTGAGAGCGTCACGGGTCAGCTCGGAAGGAACCTTCACTGGGGCAGGAGCATACTGGATAGCACCCAGGCCCAGAACGTAGGTGGTATAGGTCGCTGCCTTGGAAGTATCCGCTGCGGTGGTGGGACAGCCATCGTCCACGATAACGGTCATGCCGTTCACCGTGCCGATACGCAGGGGGCGCTCCACGCCGTTTGCGTCCGTGTACTTGAGGAAGTCCAGCAGTTTCAGACCAGCCATGTTAGTGGCGACCTTGCTGTGCATAAACACAAGCTGGAAAGCGTCCTGATTGTCGCCCACGGCCTTCTGAATAGCGTCACCGATAGTGGTTGCACCCATCTTGTTTGCGTCACCAACGGTGGTAGAAGCGGAAGACAGGTCGGTGATGTGGTTCGCCCAACCAGCAAATTCACCGCTGCCAGTCACACCAAAGACCGCATTGAGGATTTTCAGCATGATGGACTGGCGCTGCTTCTGCCAATACTTAGACACCTGAGCCACGATCTGCTGCATGGGGTCTGCACCGCTGTTGTAGTCAACGATGAAGTCCTTCTCCTTCCAGCCATGCGCACGACCAAACACAATGCCGTTCTGAGCGCCGCCAGCGGGGTCGGTCAGGGTGATGTCGGTTGCGCCATCGTAGTTCTCAGGAGTACCGCCGATGACCTTGTAGAAGGGCAGGGTGTAGAAGTCAGAGCCGTTGGCGATCAGTCGCGCCAGTTCTGCATTCGGAGCGACAGCGCCACTCTCAAACATAGCGGTCAGGGTGGGGTCTTTTGCGTTTGCCCAGTTGTAGTTAAACAGCTCAGGGTCAAACGGGAAGCCGAGATAAGAAGCCATAGTGTTATACCTCCATAATTACTTCAAAATTGTCTGCCAGTCAGAATGTTCCTTGACGAACTCCAACTGGGCTTTAGTGTCGAGTTTCAGAAAATCAGCCTTAGTCATCTCACCACCCTTACCACCAGCGGGGGGCTTGGGGGTATCTTTCAGAACCTTGGCTTTTACATCTTTCTCATACTGTTCCAGAAACTTTTTCTGTGCGGCAAAGACCTTATCCATTTCACCATTTGCCATAGCGATAGCGGCTTCGGTTGCCAGCGGCTCGGGATAACCCTGTGCGGCGAAACTCGCCTTGTAACTGGAAACAGTCTTCTCCTTTTCCAACCCCGCCAGCTTGTTCTTCATTTCCTCGAACATCTGCTCATTTTCCAGCTTCTTGCGTTCTTCCTCAGAAAGCAGCTCGTTGTGCTTCTTTTTCCAAGACGCAAGCTCGGAAGCAGTCTTGTCAAAGACATCTTTCTTCACATAGCCGGTATAATCAGGGTCGGGAAAGTCATAGTTTGCGAGGGCTTCCGCTTTCTGCTCTGCGGTCATATTCGCAAAGCCCTCAATGGTGGAAACATCAATCTTTGCCATACAATCGTTCCTTTCTGCGCTTTTTAGAGTGCATCTCCGCACTATACCTTTGTGTTTACGGTTCTCTCCGTTTTGTGATTTAAGGCTTCTCTGCCTATTCAACGCCTTACGGCGATTAAACCAAAAGAAAAAGGGCTACCAATACCTTTTCGGTATCAGTAGCCCGTAATGGCTGTCCCTATCGCCTATGCGATAGGCTGTTCATATTTCTTTTTGCTGCTGACCGCCCACACAACCACTTTCTCGTTCCGCTGTGCGATCTCAACGGTCTTTCCCATAGTCAAGATTTCTTCAATCTTTCTGACCGCCGCCGGGGTCAGACGGATTTCCTTCTCCATCAGGATTAACCTCCTTCTGCTTGGTTGCGAGTTCAGCGGCCTTTTTCTCCTGTTCCTCAGCATAATCCATGCTCATACGGTAAGCGAGCTGCGGGTCGCTGAACATACCCGAATGTGTAAAGGCCAAAACAGGGGCAATCTTCGGATTGGCAAGCATAGTAGTCAATACTGTTGCTTTCTGAGCGATATTCTCATAATTGCGGCGAGTAAAGCGAACCTCTACGTTCGACAGCTTCAATTCCAGATCACTCAGATCGGAACAGATGTGCAGAACCAGCTTCAAGAACTCTTTTTCGGAGAGCTTGAACATCAACTCGGAGTCTTTTGCTCTGGCTTCCGCCGCCGACCAACCATCACGCATGATAACCGCAGAACCCGTGTCGCTGGTGGAAGTACCACCGTTGCGGTTCGGCATACCGCAGATCGTCAGCACCGTGTTATAGAGGTGATCGACCAGCGTTTGTGTCTGGCTCTGGTTCAGCTCGGAGGTCAGATACTTGATCTCCGCTTTATATTGCGGGTCAATGTCCTTGAACTTAATCGCACCCTCGTCCCGCAGCTTGGAGAAATCATCGCCGGAAATATCAACGTTGTGAAACAGCATAAGCGCTTGAACGAACTGTTCTACACCGTCAAGACGGTTGCTGTCCACCGTATTGATAGCGTCCAGTAAGGGAAGGACGATCTCGAAAGCACCCAATCGAGCGTTGTTCGCCGGGTATTCGATAATAGGGATACCGAGCGACTGGGCTTCTTCCCGGACGATCATACTCTGGTTTTCAATCTCGAAATAGCGGTCTTTCGTATAAATGCTGTAAATCACCGCACCGTCCGACCGCTGAATGTACTTCACACCCATTACGGGCGGTTCACCGATGGAATTAGCATACACTACGAAAGCAAACCGAGGGTCGAGAGTGTAAATCTCGAAGGGAGCTTCATCGCTTTCCTTCTCAAACACGCTGTCAGGAAGCACCATGCGGTATGCCGTGCCACAAATGTGAAACCAATCTGCCAGTTCCTTATCCTTTGCGGCCTTATCCTCGGAAAGGCAGTAGCCGTTCAAAGTAGTGATTTTATCGGCAACTGACTTGTTGTCACTTCGGCTGACGTACTGAATGGGTTCACCCATCAGGTAGCCAACTTTGAAGGACACGATCTCATTGGCACGGTTCTCGACCACCGTATTTTTAATTTCCGGGCGAACTTCCTTCTTGCGGTTCAGCACCGGCTGTCTACCCTTGTAGTAAGCGTAGAGGTACTCCATATCCGCCTTGTTCGACCAATGCGTGATAAGCGCCTTTCTCAACACTTCCAGAACATTGTCCCGTGTGATCTCCGTCACATCAGTAAAGATTTTCTTACGACCGAAATGACCCAAGGCAGAATACCTCCCCTCTACCCATTTTCTCTCTTATCATTGTATCAAACTCTCCAATGCTTGTCAATAGTAAACTTTTAATTATACCATTCGCCACAACGAAAGTAAAGGACTCAAATAGGCCGTTTGAAAACCTCCACCTTGCCCCCGGACAGCATACGGATTTCGTTCTCCAACAGGGAGAGGGAATCGGGAGCGTCATCGTGCGGAACCTTCCCGGAGCGGGTGTATGTGGTCACTTCCTTCATGAAGTTCCAATACTGACTGCCCCGCTTGTAGGTAGAAGGGTGCTTGAAGTAGAAGTTCTTCTTGATATTGTCCGAAGCGAACTCGATACGGGTCTGCTTATTGGAGATCGTGCGCTTCGTGCGAATACCCACGGAGTACCCACGCTCACGAATGATCTGGTCAACATCTCTGGCATAATACTGACCGGCGTTGTTGGACTCAAAAACAGCAGAAGCAACTTTATTTTCAATCAGGCACTTGGCGCATTCCGGCTTTGTCACCTCAGCGGGGGAGTCATCAAAGACCACATCAACGATATACACATCACTGCCGTAAATCTTCGCCACCGGCATGGAGGTCGAGTCTGAGCCGCTTTCCGCCGTATCGCCAACGGCGATGGTGGTATCCGGGTCACGGTCTTTCGGCAACTCGAAGAAATAGTTCAGCTCTTCCTTGTTGAACAGCAGACCCTTCGCTTCAAAGGGCTGTTGCTGGAACTCGCTTTCAAACTGCTCTGCGCTCAGTAGCTCCCGCTGCTCACGGAAATAGGCGGTAGTGAATACCTTCTTACCCTCCCGCTCGTATTCGTAATTACTCTCGTCCGTCACGAGATCGAGGGCGGGTATCTCAATCGCTCTCCACGCCCATCCCTCCCGCTGTGCGTGTTCCTGTACCCGACCAATGGGGTCATACAGGGAATAGCGAGTGCCGGTAAAGACCATCGGCGTACCTTCAATGGCACGACCCATGATATCGCCAGAGATCACTTCCCACTTGTCATCAAGCCGCTGGCGGTTCTTCGCTTCCTCACGACCTTCCACACAGTCATCAAGGTAGAGGACATTGGTGGCTTCGGACAAGCCCACCTGTCGCGCGTCAATGGAACGGCACATAATTGTGGGGAAACGGGACTTGCTTTTCAGGTTCACCGTCTTTGTGTCGGCGTTGGTCTGCACCAGCCGTGCGTCTGGGAATACATCGTAGAACAGGTACTCGTTGGGAACGGTCAGGTATTCCAGACAGCCGTTGTAGAAACTCTTCACAAGGTCATCGCCTGTCCCTTCCATCAAGGTCGAGCGGTCAGGGAACTTGCCGGAGAGCATATTCACAAAATTGATACCCGTTTGAGACTTTCCCGCTCGTTTTGGCATGGAGATCGTCAAAAGGCGCAACTTCCCGTCCAAAACATCTTGAAACCCCTGCACCATCGGTCTGAGATAGTGCTTGCGAGGGGCATAAAACCGCTTTTCCGGCTTGCGGTCGAGTTCGATGTAGGTCATGAAGGAGTCAAAATCATGGGGTGCTTCAAAGAGAAGACACCGCCGCCACTGTTCATAGAACTTCGCTCCGCCGCCACGGACTACCTGATCTGCGGAAAGCGCCAGCAGCTCCTTGTTCACCTTATGTGCTGCCGAGAAATCCTCGGTTTCCCACTCCCGGCATAGAGAAAAAAGGTCGCTGTACGCCCCGTTATCTCTCGGTCGCCGGTCGATCACGGCTCGGATAGAGCCGGAGAGTTTTTCATAATTCATGTGCATTTCCTTTCCAACAAAAAAACGAGCTACCCGTGCATTTCTGCACAGATAGCCCGTCATGGCTGTCACTCCTGCCCTTGCAGAAGCCGATTATAAAATTTTGGGAATGATAAACGCCAACACCAAAAGGATGAATATCACTTCAATCATAAAACCAATAAACTTGAAAAAATATTTCATTGGGCTATCATCTCACAATCTGACCACGATCCCGCGCTAAGACATTCCCCAATAAAGGTAATCGTGTCTCCGACTTTTACGGTTTTGAGATTATCTTCTTGGTCTTTCTCGAACTCAGCATAGAAAACAACAATAGTGTTATCAACTTTAGTTTCAAGAGTCAGGGTTGCTCCACCAGTAAGATTAAATAGGCCGTCGTTCGTCATCCCATCGATCTTAGCCGTGATTTGATAACGATTATGCTTATACATATCATCTGCCACCAGCTCGTTATCTTTATAGGCTCTATAAATCTCATCGAAGGTGGCCGTACCCACCTCGTTCGTTAGAGGCTCTGGTGTAGGAGTAACTTCGATCTTGGAATCTCCATTTTCCGTTAAGCTATCGTCTTGCCCGAAGATGGCGATTATCGAACTAATTGCGATAATAATTACGACAATCCAAAGCCAACGCCTTTTTTTCTTTGTCTTCATTCATCACCCGCTCCCTTCAAAATCGGCTCGTGAACACCCTTGACCCAATTCATATTCCCGTATTTGTACATACCCTCGTACAGAGGACGGTTGCCGAGAATACTTTTGATAGTGGACACCTGAAACCGCTTGCCGGAACGGGTCTGGTATCCCGCCTTTTCCAGCAGCTCCGTGATACCCAGCATGGAAACACCGTCCTTGTGCTTCTCGAAGATAAACTTCACGATAGGAGCTTCCTGCTCGTCAATGGTGAGAACACCATCAACCACCTTGTACCCGTAGGGACGGCGACCACCGCTGTACCCACCGCAGGAAGCCTTGATGGAACGACCCTTGCCGGTTCGCAGAGCGATATTCTTTCGCTCCTGCTCTGCCACGAATTGAAGCAGCGCACGGTAGATGTTGGCGAACTCGCTGCCCTCCGTAAAGCTCTCCTGCGTACTCAGAAGTTTGATGTTCTTCTTTTCCAACACATACAGGTAGTAGAAGTACAGCTTGGTATCACGAGCCACACGGTCATTCTTGAATACGATCACCGCTTCATAGGGAGGGTTGCTTACATCGTCCCCATAAAGGATTTCGTTCAGGCCGGGGCGGTCATCTTTCGCACCACTGATTTCATCGACCTTCCAGTCTACGATGTTATAGCCGTTGTCGTTGGCGTAGAGAAGAATGGCCTGCTTCTGAACCTCGATACCGTATTTGTCATCATCGGCCTGTCGCTCGGTAGAGACTCGGATATAGCCAATTGCGTTTTTGAATGTCATCATGGAAATCACTCCCCAATATAAATAATCCGACTGCCATCTTTTAACCATACAATGATAGCGTTGTCAATCTCGGTAGGTGCGAACAGAGGAATACATGGACGATAATCGGAAATCAAGTCACGGTCTATTTTAGTGCTTTTGAGGAACTTATTGTAAATTTCGCTATATGTCATCATAAGATCACCTCTTGCATATAAGATAGCATAAGTAAATGTAATTGTCAATAGGTAAGTGTAAATAAGTCTTTTTATTTTTTGCGGGTATTTTTCAGCTCACCCCGCCCTCGCTGCCGCTGGCATATCCCCCGCCCCCGTCACCCATTCAGGCCGCCCCGATCAGGCCGAAAAACGCAAAAAAACCGCCCCGGAATATATCCGGGACGGCCTATATAAATGTTATCTTTCGGCACTTTCCCATCTCTTGCGATCGCGGTTATACCATGCTACGGGCAAAGCATTATCTACGGGGCATCGCCCGTTGCCATAGAAATTGACACATTCCCGCGTATCCTCGACGCGGTAAATATCGGGCACGTGCCAACCTTGCCAGTTATCCCAATATTCGGCACACTTGCGCGCAAGGCGTTTAGCGCCTAACAACGTCGGCATACCGCCGTAATAGTAATATTGATACTGTCCGCCGATCACACAATATTTAACTTTTTTCACAATATTTATCCCTTTCATTTATTCATTTTCAAAATTTCGGCCAAAATTTGCACTGGCAGGAAAAGCAGCAGAAGAATTACATACACTCTCCCACCGCCTTTTAAGAGAATGTGAAGCGCCGTGTTTCCGTGGCTCTAGTGTACTGTGCAGCCACGCCGGGCAACTCTCGCTTTAATGCCGTTGTATCAATGCGAGAGCTTGTGACGGCCTTATATGTGGCCTTGTGTTCTGTCCCTGTTAGCGTGTCCGTGTTCCGTTCCTGCATGATCCGCTTTAACTGGTCTTTCAGCCCGTCCACCGTGGCGGCAATCTGTTCGCCCATGCGAATATACTCCGCAAGCTCTTTCATAATGTCGTTAACATTTGCCATGTTTTACACCTCCACTATTTCAATAACATTTGATTTTAACTCTTTGCGTATATCGGTTTTATTTAATGCGTACATTTCGGCAATGCCGTAATACTTCGTTTTGACCCAAAAGCGGCGCATATATTCGGCATAGGGAAAAGCCCACCCGGAAACTTTCCAAACCGGATTACTTGTGGCAATGTGTAAATCTTTCAAAGGCTGTTTATTGCCTTTGTCGTATTCCAGCAATGCCGCCGGAATACGATAAGAAAAACAATTTTCAACCGGGGGAACGTCCCACGACACAAACTTATAATATCTCATTTTTACAAGCTCCCTTCATTCAATAATTTATTTATAATTGCTTCGTCTTCTGCCGGAATGGGGAAATATACCCACGCCGTGCCGTATTTATAACCGCATACCGGGCAAGCCTTAGACAAAAGCCCTTCGGGGTGTTCTGTTTCTCTCAGCCAGCCCAAAGCCTTTGTTTCTGTGTGTCCCTTATCACCAGCGAAAAGCGGCTTTTTCGGTTCGTAATATTTCGCAATATCCGCCGAAAGTGTTTCGGTGTAAGTGGTCAATGAGTATTTAAGATTAGCAAAAAATCTTTGTTTGATTGTTGGCTTGAATGTTTCGCCACACTTTAGCGCAATAATAGCGGCTTTTTTGGCGGCTTTCTGTTCCTTTATTGCGTTCTGTGTCATGCGCCAATGGTATAGAGTGACTTTTTCGGCGGCTTTCTGTCTCCAACCTTCGGCGGCTTGATGCTCGCATTCCGGGTGCATATCGTTCAAATGGTAAAGCTTCCACAAGCGGAGAATTTCAGAAAATACAGGGTTATTGATATATGGGGCGATAGTGTCAAGGCATTGACCACCACACACAATGTCACTGTGTCGAGTGTTCCAAACATTAGCGGAAACAGAAAACACCTTCTTGCCGCCGTCCTGCTTATATTCCATTTCAACTGTTACATGGTTTCGGGGTGTTCCTCTGCCTTCAAAATCAATATAACCAAAATCAAAAATCTTTTTCATATAGCAATCAGCCTTTCATAATATATATTCCGTTCCGTTTTCCCATTTTCGGCCTTGATACGCTAAAAGCCTATTTCACCGGCCTACATGGGGAAATGTACGGGGATTTAATTTTCAAGGTGCATTTGCATTTACTGCCTTTCGGTAAATACAAGATAGCATATTTACATTTACTTGTCAAGCGTAAACATAAAAGTAAATCAAGATTTTTTGTAAATGCGGGATATACATTATATAGACAAAAATCCGCCGCCGATCTGCACCAGCCCCGGCAGCGTCCACCAATACCAGCCGATCACGCCGGGGAGCGGGACGGCCTGCCGCCTGCCCAGAAGGGCGAAAGAGCCGCCGATCTCCCGGAGCGGGAAACCGGCAGCTCTGTCATAGTCGTTGGGCTGTTTTCAAAAGTCGCTGACCATAGTCGTAAACCATAGTCGCAAAGTCGAAAGTCGTTGGCATAGTCGGGAAAGTCGCTCAGTCTTCCGACTCAGAGTCGATGGTCGTTCCGATCACATCTTCGAGATACTTCTTCTCCAAGTCCTCGGCGGGAACCTGATCTCCGAGTTGCTGGTTGGGTGTCAGCACGACCTCCTGCTTGTCCGCATAGCCCATGTTGTTCTTCATCAGGAAGATACCGGCGACCGGATTGATCTTCCCGTTCTGCATATAGTTCTCCATCTGAGCGTTCAAAAATTGATACGCCTTTTTTAGCGAGTCTCTGCTTTCAGAGGGGATATAGGCACTATCAATACCATTTACCCATTTCCACAGAGTTCTTCTATCAATGCCGAACGCCAACGCCATACCAGCAACAGAGGGCTTCATATCATCTTCGGCACAAATCCGAAAATAGTTCCCAATACGCTCAGTTACGGCTTCCGGCTTTGTCATATCCACAGCAGGCCAGTCCCACATTCTCAGATCATGTTCGAGAAACTTCCGATTGTCTCCCGGTTGAAGCTGCGCCGTACTGTCAGGTCGCTTATTACCGCCAGTACCTTTCGGTCTGCCACGACCACGCTTTTCTACAATTTCATCTGCCATAGTCGTTTCTCCTTTCAAAGTCGCCAAGGTGATAAAGGTGAGTAATCGAGTGCATTTCCCTATAACTATTTCTATATACGCGCGTATAAGAGAGAGTTATAGGCATTTATGCCCGATTACTCACCTAACTCACCTAAAATACGAAAAACAATTTTTCAAAACACGCCAATTTGAAAAAAGTCTTTGCAAAAACACTCACCTTTATCACCTTTATCACCTAACTACCAGTCGGCATTGATGACCACCTTGTTCTCGTGCATAAGTGCCGTTGCTACACCGGCAATGCTTCTCGCAGTATTCTTCTCGTTCGATGTATTCAGGCATTGTCAACCCTCCTGTTCCATTCTTTGATTGCTGATAGGTGGGTAGAAAACTAATGTGTTCTCGGCTCGATCGGGCAGTCTCTGTTTGAGCAGCACACCCGAAAGCAGTAACCGCTTCTCTGCACAACGCCCTTGTCTCCGCAAAATGGGCACGATTTCGGTTCGTATTCAGCCATTGTCAGCTCTCCTATTCCACTTGTTTATAGCGCGAGATACTTTGCTATGAATTGGCGTCCGGCATCCACATTTCAGGCATATAACGAACCCGGCCTTGCTTCTCATCAGGATATTGGAGGTGTAGCCATGACTGCCACTTCCACAGCCCGTATAACGGACTTGGGCTTTGTTTCCACAAAACGGGCACAGTTCGAGTTCGTATTCAACCATGTCAGCACCTTCCTTTTCACAAGCTGGTTGATAGCAGTTAAACAATGCATCGTCAGTG